GGTACAATCTTTAGAAGAAACTTTACAAGCTGTTAAAGAACAACAGAACTATCTACAAATTATGCAAAGAGGATTGAGAGATGCTTTAGATAATAGAACTGTAGAAGTTGATAGGTTAGTAGAACAAGCTGTTGATGATAAGTTCAATGAGCAGTCTGCTACTGGTGGCTTTGGAGTATTGACAGGAGAAATACTACCTGTAGAAGAAGTGGTAGAGGAAGCTATAGAAGAGGTGGTAGAATGAGCCATGATGATTTAGTAAACTTTGCAATCTTGGGTATGTTGGTATCGGTTCTGGTACTTAACATATTACTTGGGTAATGAAAGAGAATTGTGTGTTGACTCCAATGAGCAAGGAAGAGTACAGGTGTTGGGAGAGTTATATTGTTCAGTACAATTATGACAATCCTCAAGACCAGATAGCTTACGAGGTCAGTTGGAAAGATGAAATATATAGTGTAACTTTATTAGACTTAAAGGTTGACAGAGGAGTTGAAGTCTAATATAATAGTTACTTATTTAAGGTATGTCATAAGGTGTAGCCCTCAACTAACCTTCCTTAACCTAAAGACATACGAGTAATCGTGCTAGTTTCTGGTCTAGTGCCTCTAAAACCAGACTAAGTTTTAAAAGTTTTGCGGGTGTCCGAGCTACTGTAAAAACTTTAGAGGTGGCAACACTTATTAAAGTTGTAGATGACATGGGATAAGAACTAAACCGGAGACCTTCCCCGCAAATTAATTTAAATCCTAGAGTTGGTAAGGAGAAAGCTACCCTTACTGTATCACTAGGCTTACGGACTGCTAGGTAGCGTAGTCATGTTCTTGGAGGAAAGCACCTTGAACACAGTCTGATTTTCCCACATTGCGTGGTGGTTTGCACAGACTCTAAACAACAAAGCCACAATTTGCGAGTGTTGACAGGCACTTTAAAAACCTATAGTTCAAGTTGCTGTTGGAGGAGTTGGTAGTTACTTCGGGACTGAGAAACTACCCGCTTAATTTTTAACTGGAGGGTTACTATGAAATTATCAGAATGGGTGAGCAAGTTTGACTTACCATTTATGTTTGACTTTGAATCCAAAGTACTAGACAAGACCATCAAGTGGTCATACACAGACGAGTGCCAAGAGAAACAGTTCTGGGAAACTTGGCTACCTAAGAAGTCTGATATTAAAATCAGAAGTAAACTACCTAAAGGAAAACTACAAGAAGTGAAGAACGAATTGTGGGAAGACTTATCGGAAGACTTACAGATATTAAAAAATAGATTGAATGAAAGAAGAAGACAGAAAAGACTAGACAAGTCTTCTTAAATATGATAGACTCATGACACTTAATACTAAAAACTAAACCAACGGAGGTAAATATATGTATGAGTATGTAGAAGGAAAAGCTATGTGGGCTAACGTCAGCACACCGAACACTAAGTTCGAGCCACATAAGTATGGAATTGTTGTGTTGACTGATGAAGATACTGCTACTAGATTAGAAAATGCAGGTTTGTCAAGGGTAAGAACCAGAGATGGTCAAGCCAAGTATGATGAACCCGCTTTCTCATTTAGTAGGAAAGTAGAAAGGCATGACGGGACTACCAATCCGGCACCTAAATTAGTTGACAGTGATGGCAACGCTTTAGATGTTAGCTTGGGTAACGGTTCAGAAGTGACTGTGAAGATTAAACCTTACACAGGAAAGTACGGTACGTTTGCAGAGTTAATAGCTGTGAAGGTTACTAATTTAATTGAATATACTGAACCAAGTTCAGATAACGAGGAGTTTTAATATGATTATTACTATTAAGAATGACGAAGGTGAATCAGTCTATGATGTTTCAAAGATTGAGAACGAAGAGAGTAAGGCTAACGCTAACGTTACTATCAGTAAGATAGGTACGTTGAATGTGTTAGTTGAAGCTTTAAACTTTGCTTCACAAGGACATCAAAGTAATCTCGAAGCTGTATTAAAGGACAGCCCAGAGGCAGTAGTAGAACAAGAAGAAGTTGTAGACTCAGAAGACGAGTCTTAATTCATAGTGAGGGCTAACATGGATAAAACTTGGGATAAGTTACATCAACCTTGTCCGCTTTGCAAGAGCAGTGATGCTGTAGGAATCAACGAAGATGACTCAGCAAAATGCTTTAGCTGTGGAGAGTTTATGCCTAGCTATACTAAAGCATGTGGAGGAAAGGATATGCAATCAACAACAACAATAACGCAGACTAAACAGCCTGATGTGGTAGGTGAAGGAAAGTTTTCAGCCCTTACGGACAGAAAGATTTCTATGGCTACTGCTCAGAAGTACGGAGTGAAATGTGTACATGACTTACAAGGTAATGTAGTTAAACATTTCTATCCTTACTTTAACGGGCATGAACTATCAGCTACCAAAGTTCGTAACGTAAAGGACAAAGACTTCTTTGTATCTGGAAGTTACAACGACACAGGTTTGTTTGGTCAGCAACTTTTCAAAAGCGGTAAGTACGTTACCGTTACTGAAGGCGAGTGTGATGCTATGGCTACTTATGAACTCTTGGGTTCTAAGTGGGCTGTAGTATCTATCAAGCGTGGTGCTAACGGTGCAGTAAGAGATATCAAGGAAAGCTTAGAGTTCTTTGATGACTTTGAAAACGTTATCATTGCATTTGATAAAGACAAAGCCGGACAAGAAGCTAGTATAAAAGTTGCTAGACTTTTCAAACCCGGAAAAGCTCGTATCGTTACACTTCCTAACGGTTGGAAAGACCCTAACGATATGCTAAGAAACAACAAGCACAAAGAGTTTGTTGAATCTTGGTGGGCTTCTAAAGTTTATACTCCATCTGGTGTTATAAATGTATCGGAGCAACGTGAGAAATTCCATAATCGTGAGAAGAAACAAAGTGTACCTTATCCTTACGAAGGACTGAACAAGAAATTGTATGGTCTTAGACAAGGAGAACTGGTCACACTTACAGGTGGTACAGGGCTTGGTAAGTCCAGTGTCACAAGAGAACTTGAACATCATCTCATTAAAAGCACTAACGACAACGTAGGTATTATAGCCTTAGAAGAAGATTGGAGACGTACCATTGATGGTATCTTATCCATTGAAGCTAACGCTAGACTTTACGTTGACCAAGAACGTGAGAAGTTTTCTAAAGAAGAATTGGATAAAATGTTTGACATGCTTTATGACGGTGAGAATCGTAATAGAGTATGGGTACACTCCCACTTTGGTACCAATGACATTGACGATATCTTTACTAAGCTTCGCTTTATGATTATTGGATGTGACTGTAAGTGGGTGGTCGTTGACCATCTACATATGCTAGTCAGTGCAGTGCATGAAGGAGATGAAAGGAGAGCAATTGATACTATCATGACTAGGCTGAGAAGTTTAGTAGAAGAAACAGGTGCCGGAATCGTTTTGGTTTCCCACTTGAGGCGTGTTGATGGTAACAAGGGACATGAGAACGGGATAGAAGTATCTCTATCTCATCTTAGAGGTTCTAATAGTATTGGACAACTTAGTGATTGTGTGATAGCATTAGAACGTAACCAACAGTCAGATGACCCTGATGAAGCTAGGACAACTAGGTTAAGAGTTCTTAAATCTAGATATACCGGTGATGTAGGGATGGCATGTAGAGTAATCTATGATGCTGAAACTGGCAGACTATCTGAACTAACAGATGAGGACATAACCTTTGATGCAAGTTTGGATGAGGCATTTTAATGGACTTAGTATTTGACATAGAAACAGATGACTTAAAAGCAACTCTGGTACACTGTATCGTTGCTCAAGACATGGACACTGGGGAGATATTTAAATTCCCACCAGATAAATTGTCTGAAGGTTATGAACTGTTGACTAAGGCAGATACTTTAATAGGACATAACATCATTGGATTTGACATACCTATGGTAGAGAAGTTCGGTGGTGTTGACTTGTCGCACATACCAGTCATTGATACTCTTGTATTATCAAGACTGTTCAACCCTAACAGAGAAGGCGGACACAGCCTTGAGAAGTGGGGATATAAATTAGGATATCATAAGATAGATTTCTCAGACTATCTTAACTACTCTAAAGAGATGATGGACTATTGTGTTAGAGATGTACAACTCAACGCTGTAGTATTAAAGAAACTTAGAGAAGAGAGTAAAGGATTCTCCAAACAATGTATAGCTATTGAACAAGGTGTAGCTAGGATAATGAAACAACAAGAAGTAAATGGTTTTAAGTTTGATTTACAATCAGCATTGTTATTACTTGCTGAACTTAGAGAAAAGAAACAAGTTATTGAAGATGAAGTTCATAATACATTCAAACCTAAATGGGTAGATGATAAATTAGTTACCCCTTACATTAAGAAAGACGGAGACTTATCTAAGCGTGGACTTACAGATGATGAGTACAAGAGATGTATAGATACTAATAACTTTAAACCTTTTATGAGACAAACACTACAAGTCTTTA